GTTTTCTGAGAAATCCAATATTGAATCTGACTCAGTTTCAATGTTTATATTGTCCGCTTGGTCTTCAAATAGTGTGTCGTTTACCTGTGTGTCCGTGTTTTCAGTTAATAGTTTGTAGATAGAACCACTTGTATTACCAACAACATTAGCACCTGCTGCAAATGTTCCTCTTGACTGTATTATGGTCAACTTACGATTTGTTGGTGACCATGAATACACTACAGCTTGGGAATTCGCTGTCACATAACTGTTTCCTTGATACACAGTTTCTTGTTTTAAATATGTGCCAGTACCGACATTCGATAATGTTAGTTCAGTCTTTTTATATAAATCAAAAATCTGGTCGTCAATCTCTTTTATGTTTGTCTTTATAATTTCTTCGGAGAAAACAAATTGTTTCAATTTCAGTGCATACAGATAAACATTGCCGCCACGTCCTCTACCCAGAGAATAGAACATTGATTGGTCATTCTCATGCTCAACGAATGTTATCTCAAAAAAGTTTTTCACTAAGGGAACATAAATTATATCGCCCTCTCTTGGACGAAGTGGTGAAACTGTTGCGGTAAATCTTCGTCTTGAAACTAAAAGAGTAACTTCATCCCTAATTTCTAAACCAAATTTTGAAATGAAGTCTCCTTCACCATCCATTCCCGTAACATTTTCCAAATACATTTCTATAGGAAATGCACTTCTAAATTGTTTTAGTGTATCTTCACCATATAAAAAGTCTACGCTATCACGCGAAGTTCTTGGTAAATAATATACATCCATTCCATATATTTGCAGAGATTCAATAACCAAATCTTCAATGAGCAATTGCTCACTTGTTATCTGTCCCTGTGGAAAATTATTAAAGTAGAAATTTGTAGACATTATCCGATAATCATATCGTTAGGTAGAACGTTATACTGCTGCATTTCTTCTTCTATCTTTGCAATTTCTTCTCGCGCTTCGGTAGCAATTCTTACACCATCTAGTGTAACACCACCTGGCATTTGTATGCCCGAGAACTTGGATAGATTATTACCCCATTGCAGTTTGATTAATGCTGTTGCATATTTTTTCAAGAATCTGTCGTTCCATACATCCGATAGACCCGTAGTATAAGCAGTAACATTATTTGATGTATTAGTGAATGCGCTATCGACCGTTAATGATGTGTCAGATGCAATTGATACGACTCTTTTTGATTCACTGCCAAAAGTTACTTCTTCACCGATAATGATATCACGTGAGAATACAGTAGATGTTCCTTCAACAACCGCGCTGCTTGATGATACATTAGCTGTTCCTGAAATAGTGAAAGTATCAGGATTCATTTTTCTATAGCACTCAATAACAACATATTCACCTAGCAGAACGTCACGTGACCAATCAATGTCAAGGAACAATTTATTCTGGTGTCTGTTGAATCTGAACTGTGGTGTTCCGGAGAACAGCATATTTAATGTCGTAATATGCTGCATTGTTATTTCATATGACACATAAGAAACAGATGTGAAGTCATATAAATCATGCAATCTTAATTGATAACGCAAGTCAAACATATTGACAGATGATGTTGAGTTATCAAATGGCAAAACACCTGTAACAAACAAAACAGCTTCAGGACAGTAAATCCATCCTCTATCAATGTCTTGTTGTGTTACCTTGTGTTTCATGAATATCTTTTGACAACCATCAAAATGATAATCATGGAAAAACTGAATCGCATCGTCAATCCTATCGTCAACCTGGTCATCATCGACGTTTATATCAATAACAGGAAAACCTAGTTGGCGTAAGCAATAATCTTTAAATTGTTGACGGGTTTGAGGAGTAGCCATTTATATACCTATGTGTTGTTTTATATTTATGATTTTCTGAAACACAGTATATTATTTATAAACCATCCCATATGGTAACCATTTAAACAGTAATTGATGCAATCTTTCTGCATATTATCATCATGTATTAGACCTAATGCTTCAAATTTTTGTTTCCAGTATGCTTTTGGTCTATTATTGATGTGTCCAACGCCACCCTGTCCAGGTTGTGCAGCAGTAAACATTAAAACACCATGTGTTTCCATAGACTCATAGATTTGTTTTACGATTTCATCAATATGTCTTGGGTCAATATGCTCTGCGACTTCAAAACATATTACCAGAGGTGCTGTATATTTTCCATTCAATTCAAGCATATTCTCATGAATCAGATAGTTTTTTGAATCGACACGTTCATCTATATCAACGCCTCGACAAAGAATATCATTATCGTTCAATGCATAAGTGTGAATACCTGGTCCACATCCTAAGTCTAATGCACAGTCTGGTTTTATATACTCTTTAACCCATTTTGCAAGTCTATCAGCAAAAGGTTTTTCTTCATTATAGACTTGCACATAATCTATCTTTTCTGGTAAACCAGGATAGTATTTTTTATTGAATTGTAAGTCAGAGCGATTATCATTTACATGATACCAACCTTCATTGGTGTGAACATCAAGAACTGAATCAAAAAATTCTTCATACATTGATGCAACGCGCTCAAGCGAGAAATTAGCAAGTGCCCAATCTCGACATTTATGTGGGTCAATCTTTCCTATGTTCTTAGCTGCCCAAACAAATTGGTCAAATGTTCTGCATCTATAACCAGTGATTCCGTGCAGATTGTTTTCCGTGAATGCACCCCAATCTGTTGTGATTGTTGGTGTTCCTGAAAACAAGCATTCAATCTGAACACCACCAAATGGTTCATTATAGAAACTTGCAACAAAAGCACCCTTTGCTTTTGACATTAATTTTTTGCGTTTCTCAACATCTGCATAACCAACAAACTCTACATGCTTAGGTATTTCTTTATAACCACATGCTTCAAGATTGCTTTGACCAGCAACAATTAATTTAGCACCGATTTTTTCAGTAACTTGGATTGCAAGATGGATACCCTTACCTTCATAGACACGACCCAAGAATAGAAAATAATCCTCTTTTTCTGCTGAGAATTCAAAATCATCTGGATCGAAATAGTTTGGTATTACAGTATCATACCAACTCTGCTTACAAGTTCCAACTGATTCAAGACCATAGTATGCATGATATATCGCATATGACTCAAATATTTTATAGTTTGCCCAATGACCACCAGCATATCCAATGCCGGGTTCTACGCAAATTACATCAGGGTGTGCGTCACAAACAGGCTTATGACCAGAACCCCAAAACGGTAAAATGAAATCATTCTTTTGCTTTCTCTTACCGACTTCAATAATTGCATTCTTATAAAACGTTTGATATGCATGGTCATTTGTATTGAATGTAAAAAAGTTTTTACGCCAATCATAATTACCATATGCTATTTCTAAGTCTTTATTTGTCAACACTGTAACATGTTCACTACATTGCAAGTCGCTATCTTCATGACCATAATGGATAACATGATGACCCCTATCGGTCATCATTTTTGAAAACTTAACTACCTTTTGTGTATAAGCACATGCAACATATTCTTTTGATGATACTGTATGTGGTAAACCTAAGATGTGAAATCTCATGTATTGAATACTCCATAATATGCTTTGCCGAAACAACCCTGTTCAGCTAATTGAACAGTGTTGCCTTCGCTACCGATACAATCATCAAGATATTCTTTTGTCAATTGAATTGGATGTCCGTCATGTGGTGGAATATCAACCCATTCAAATATTCTGAGAATCTTAGCAGATTTTTTAGCGTTTTGAATTATCTTATGTGGGTCATCGGTATGCTGTAAGCAATTGTAAATCCAAACTTCATCGAAGTTCTTTTCATCTACAGCTTCTTCACCACGCTGAACTAAAACATCAATATTTTTTATACCATATCGCATGACTGTCCAATAAGGATATGCGATTGGGTCTATGACTTTACCATATGTTAGATTGGTACATTTCAAAAGCATTGATGATGGACCACCACCAATGTCAAGAATTTTTTTATTGTCCACATTAAATGAATAATGTTCACGCTTTAAACTCATGTATTT